TTATGAAGTTGAAAGACAAAGTCATGAAGATGAAGAAAGAAGCTGCTATGAAAATGAAAAAAGAGTCAATGGCTAAAATGAAAGAAGCTATGGCTAAAATGAAAAAAGATCCTATGATGATGAAAAAAGGATCACCAATGGAGATGGCAAAAAAAGCTAGAAAAACTATAAAGAAAGCCGCATCAGAAGGAATGTCTGAAGCAGCTCAAGAAATGAAGAAGGCTGCTCCTACTAAAATATTAGGTAAAGTAGTTAAAGCTGCAAAAAAAGCTCATAAAGGTTTAGTAAAAGGAGGTGCTAATGTTGTTAAAAAAGCAGCAGGTGCTCTCTCTATGAAGAAAGGTGCGCCGATGAAACAAGCAGAACCACAATACCAAAAAGGAGGTTCTTATACTTATAAAGGAAAAAATTACCCTGAGTTTGCAAGCTTACCGGATGCAGCTAAAAAAATAATTTACGATAAAAACGTTAAGAAGTATGGAAATGTACATGGTAAAGGTGCTATGAAACAAAAGATGAATATGGTGAAAGGACCTGACGGTAAAATGGTCCCTGACTTTGCAGTAGATGGTAAAGGTGCTAATGATATGAAAAAATCAGGCGCTAAAATGAAAAAAAAAAGTCCTAACAACCTTAAAAAAAAAAGTCCTAACAAAGGTAGATTTATAAAAGCTATGAAAGCTGGTGATTTTAAATCAGCTGGAAAAATTTTAAAAAGAGAAGGTAAAGCTATACTTTCAGGTACTAGAGCCACAGCATCTGACGCTGCTAATCCTACTTTAGCTGGTACAAAAACAAGTTTTGATATAGGTTACAAAAGAGAGAAACAGAAACAAGCTAAAAAACCAGTAAAAATAACAAAACGTAAACCTATAAAAGTTGGTAGAACTACTATCAGTTTTCGTGGAGAAGGTGATAAACCAACAAAGAAATCATAAATAAAAAATTAATATTAACCAAAAACCAAAAACAATGACGTATTTATATTACAAGACCAGTACTTTAACTGGCAACCAAAAACCTAATGAAAAAACTATTAACCAGTGGAAACACCTTGCAGATAAGAAAAACTGGAGGATAACTCAACTACCAAATGGTTTTTATCAAACAGAAGTATCTAATCCAGATGGTGATGACTGGTACTCTGTTACTAGAAGAGAAACAGTAGATGGTGCTGAAACAGCTATTGATGGAAGCATCGACCACTTTTCTAAAAAATTAGACTCTGTAAAAGGGCCTAAAGTAATAAAAACTTTCGAGTAATAACAAATTAAATTTAATTAAATGGAATACAATTTACCTAGTGAAATTGTCAAACAACTTAACTTTGGCAGTGAAGCTAAAAATAGAATAATAGCTGGCGTTCAAAAGCTAGCGAAAGCCGTAAAATCCACATTAGGCGCAAGCGGAAAATGCGTAATATACGAAGATGGACGCGGCAAACCGGTCATTACAAAAGATGGTGTAACCGTGGCGGAAAGCGTAGTCTTGTATGATCCGGTTGAAAATATGGGCGCTACTTTAATTAAAGAGGCGGCTAGAAATACAGTGAAAGAAGCAGGTGACGGTACTACTACAGCTACTGTCCTTGCTGAATCACTGATAAAAGAAATTAATCATGAGCTAGCACATGGTGGTATTACTCGTGATATTAAAGAAGGTGTTAGATCAGGGCTTAAAAAAATTAACAATTATCTTGATAGTGTTAGAGTAGATGTAAAAGATGACATGTTAAATAGTGTTTCTTCTATAAGTTGTAACAACGATGCTGAGTTAGGTGCTATAATATCTGATGCTTATCAAAAAGTTGGTAAAGACGGTGTTGTTTTAATGGAAGGGTCAGAAGCAGATAACACTTATGTTGATGTAGTTGATGGTGTAAAGCTCGACGAATGTGGTTTAACATCACCACATTTTGTTACAGATACTGAAAAACAGCGATGTGTGCTTGAAAAACCACTAGTTTTAATAGTTTCGAGCGAAATACCTAACGTTAGAAAAATACAAAACGTGCTAGAGTTTGCAATAAAAAACAACAGATCGCTACTTATAGTAGCTCAAGTAGCACAACAGGTAAAATCTGCGCTTTTAATGAACAAAGTTAAAGGTAATATTAAGGTAAATATTGTAGATTTACCAGGTTTTGGCCCAACAAAACAAGAAACTGTAAAAGATTTAGCAATTTTAACAAATGCTACAGTAATTAACGAAGAATTAGGTGATGATTTAGACGCAATATCACTAGATGTACTAGGTGAAGCTGAAAAATCTGTAACTGAAGACAGAAATACAGTAATTACGCTTGAAAATATTGATGAAAGCGTAAAGCAACGTATAAAAGAAGTAAAAAAACTACATAAAAAAGAAAAAAACGGCTATATTAAGAAAAAAATAGAGCAAAGAATAGCAATGTTATCAGGTAGCGTAGGTATAATACGCGTTGGTGCAGACTCTAAAGTAGAATTAAAAGAAAAGAAAGACAGAGTTGAAGACGCTATATACGCTACAAAAGCTGCTTTACAAGAAGGTATAGTACCAGGCGGTGGTATAGCTTTATTAAACGCATCACAAACTATAAAAGCAGATAATATTGGTGAAGAAATATTATTAAACGCTATTAAATCTCCATTTGAAACTATATTAAAAAACGCTGGTTTTGAGCAAATAGGACCTAGACCATCGAAAGGTTTAGGTATTGATGTAGTTACAGGCAAAGAAGTTAACATGATTGATAATGGTATAATAGATCCAGTGCTAGTAACTAAAACAGCTTTAAAAAACGCTGTTAGCGTTGTATTAACTATTATATCTGCTGATTGTGTAATATCTAATATAAGATTAAATGAGTCAACATAAAGCATATAGAGGCGTTTTAAAAACTAGAATAAGTAAATTATACGGTGGAGATGTAACTATAGAGAAAGCTAGAAAGCTTAAAAATAGACCAGATGCAACACCGAGAGATAAACAACTTGCTAACTGGTTTATTAATATGCAAACTAATAGACCTTTAAAACGTAAAGATCCTGTAGTTGGTACAGGTAAAAAACCAAAAGGCAGTGGTAGAAGACTATACACTGACGAAAATCCAAAAGACACAGTAAGTATTAAATTTGCAACTGTAGCAGATGCCAAAAGAACCATAGCTAAAGTAAAGCGTATAAACAAACCATATGCTCGTAAAATACAAATATTAACAGTATTAGAACAAAGAGCAGAAGTAATGGGTAAAATGGAACAGGCAAGACTTGCTAGAGCTGCTAAAAAAGAATTAAAAAGACAACATGCAAGCAGTTAACCATTATATTATAATTAAACAAATAAAAGAAAAAGAAAAAAATGTAGGTGGCCTTATACTAACAGAAGATGTAGATAGTGACAATAGGTACCTAAAAGCAAAAGTAATATCAACAGGGCATAAAGTAGAAGGTATAAGCGAAGATGATATTATATATTACGATAAACACGCTGGGCATGGTGTTCAGCATAAAGAAAATTTTTACCATGTTATTAAACAACAAGACGTGGTACTAATAGATTAAACCTAAACCATAAACTAAAACCTTTAAACTTAAAAACAAAAACAAATTATTAATTATTAAAAAAAAACAAATGAACACAAATTTTTTGTATTTTTCAAAAGCTGGTACTAATGGCCAGATCGATGCGGCTCATGATGTTTACTGTGTGCCTGCTTCTAAACTTAGAGGTATGAGTAACACTGGTACTACAAGAACTGAGTTAACATTATTCTTTGAGCCTATTGAAGGTGAAATTGAAATAGCAACAAATGCTTATCCATCTAATGTTTCTGATACAGTTGTTTTAACTGTAGCTCAAGACACTGCTGATGACGTAGCAAAAGCTTTAGTAGCCGCTATAAATGCTGGTCCTCACGCTAATGGTGGTGCTATTGTTATTGCTGATCTTCTTAATCAGTCTTTCTTTAATAGCAACATTACTGACGTAGCTATAACAGTTCAAGTAGCGGCAGCAGCTTAATTTTGAATGAGATTAACCGCGCAAGATTTGCGTGAATTAAATATCCTTAAGTATTACAGGCTCGTACGTAAATGGGCCTGTAAAACTTACGGGTTAACAGACGCAGATTTAGAATTATTAATTTACTTAGATTGTAAAGAAAGATTTACACGAAATGATTTTATAAACGGAGTTTATACTATGAGTTGGGATAAAAACCGTTGGGAAAAATTAAGAAGAGATGGTTGGATAGAAGCTTGGAGACATCGTAATAGAACAACTATAAAGTACAGTGTTTTTAAAACTTCATTTAAATGCTCTCAGCTTATAAGTAGAATATACAGAATACTTTTAGCTGAAGAAGACTTACCTACATCTGAAAGAAGTATATTTTTTAATAACAAATCATACACAGATAAAGTTTATAATAAAGCTATAGATGATATGATAAAAGATAAAGCAAGATAATGCCGTTTAAAGTAAACAAGTCTATTATTAAAGGTACTAAACAACACAAAGATTTAGCTTTTAAACTAGTTAGAAAAAAACTAGATAAAGGCATAGCTGGTGAAGCTAATAACGATGGTAGTGTGTTTGTAAGTAAAGATGTACCAAAAGGTAGTGCATTAGAAGCAGAAGTAATAAATCATGAAGCTGATCACATGGCTCGTATGAAAAAAGGTGAGTTAGGCTATACAGATGATTACGTAATGTGGAGAGGTAAAAAATATCCTAGAAAAAACGGTAAGATATTATATAAAGGAAAATATTTAGAAGAAGGAAATAAAAACTTTCCTTGGGAACAACTAGCTTATAAAGCTGGTACAAAAGCAAAACAACAATTTAAAAATAAAAAAAATGCCTAGAAAAACAAAAGCAAAATTTACAATGAAAGGACACACGCTTCCTGGTATAAAGCAAGATCCTGCAATGGCTAATAAAACAAACGACTACAGACCAGGCTCGTCGGCGTTTACAATGAAAAAAGAAAGTCCAGCTAAAATAATGGGTGCTATTAAAAAATTTGCAGGTAGCAAAATTGGTAGAGCAGGTTTAGCTTTAACAACAGGTGGTATGTCTGAAGTTGCTAGAGGTGTCTTTGGTGGTGGTAAGAAAAAAGAAGATGCTGATGCTGGTAAAGAACTACTTAAACAAGAAGCTAAAGAAGAAATGGCTAATTCACCAGCTGCAATGAAACTAAGAACTGGTAGAAAAAAGAGATTAGGTGGTAAGTTAAATTCTAGAACTACACCGTTTGATCAAAATCAAGATTTTGAACCAGCATTTGAAGGAGCAGATATGAGTAAGCAAGAGTACGAAAGAAAACTAAAAGTTTTCATGAGAAACGGTTTTAGTAAAAAAGACGCTACTGAGTTCATAGGTGATGGCGTTTCAGTTACTGAAGCTAAAAAAAAAAGAAGAGAGGAATTTAACTTCGGTAAATTAAGAAAAAAACCTACTATGTTAGACACAGAGTTTTCTGGTAGGTTTCCAAACCCAGGTTAAAATGAGTGTGTTAGGTAAAATATTTTCAGCTGGTGCTGGTGAACTTGTAAAAAACGTAGGTGGAGTTTTAGATAACTTAACTACAACAAAAGAAGAAAAGCTTGAAGCTGAAAGAAAAATAAAAGATATGATAATGAGTTACGAAGCTGAAATGCAAAAGCAAGTAACTGAGAGATGGAAACTTGATATGAATAGTGATTCATGGTTAAGTAAAAATATAAGACCACTAGTATTAGTGTTCTTAGTAGTAAGCACAGTGTTATTAGTATTTATAGATGCTGGTGCAATAAATTTTAACGTAAAAGACTCTTATGTAGATCTCTTACAATTAGTATTAATAACAGTGATTGGTGCTTACTTTGGCGGTAGATCACTAGAAAAAGTAAAAAAATAAATTATGAGATATTTTCAAAAAACATTTAGACCAGATATAATTGATGGAGCTATAGCAAAAGTAATTGGTTCTGATGGAGGTGATGCTCCTTTTTCGCAAGGTGATATTCTTTTTGATTGGCAAGCTATAGATCTTCCACTAGGAACAGATGCTATAGTAGATGCACTCGTTCATATGTACGGTGAAGACGGAAGCACTCAAGTAAACGATGATTTTAACTTATTAATTGCAAAAAGCAATAACGGAGTAGCACCAACTACTTTAGGAAATGAAAACGGCCAATTATCTGGTTGCTTTGAATTACCAGATGTATTAATAGGTATAATGAAATTTGAAGCTGATAGTAATAGAGTTGGTAAATTAAATCTTGGAGGACATGGGGGTAGTATATATCATTTTAATGTTACTGGTAATAACGGGCATGTAGGGCCTGTTGTTATAGAACCAGAACACAATGCATTAGGAGGTCAAACAACAAATAGAATATATGTAGCTGGTATCTCTGGTGGTGAGTTTGATTTTTCAACAGGAGTTTTATCTAACGCTGGTGTTAGTGATGACTCAGCTACAACTATAGCAACTAAAACAATTGATCCAAGAAAAGCTTTTAGAGCAGGTGATACTGTTTACATACACGACTCAAATACACCTATAGGAACAATCGCATCGCTAACAGTCAATAGTATAGTATTAACATCTAACAATGTTGGCGCTATTTCTGCAGACGATGAGTTTATGAATGCAAAACCTATAACCGTAACTTTAGGTTTTAAAGGAAGAGGATAAAAATAAATTAAATTAACTTAAATTAAATAAAATGGCAAAAAGAAAAACACCAAAGCCTAAAAAGGCTTTAAAAGTAACTAATGAAGAGTTAAATAGAATACAAAGCTTAGTTAATGAAATAAATAAAATTGAAATACAAGTTGGTTCATTAGAAGTACAAAAACATGGCTTAATACATTATAGTAATGATGTTCGAGAAAATATGAAAAATTTTCAAAAAGAACTAGAAACTAAATACGGTACTAGTAAGATAGATATTAACGATGGTAAAATAAACTACGATGAGCAAGCTAATTAGAAAGATTACGGTAGGTAAAGATTATAAAAACGATGCTATGCACTACTCTGTTGGTCAAGAAGTTTATGGTGGACATACAATATCTAATATTATAGAACAAGAAGATAAATATTCTATTTACATCAAAAAAAACAAAGACATATTACCATGGAAAGACTTCAATAAAAACATGGCAGTATCTGTAGAATATAACTTAGAATATTAAAAATATGGCATTTAAAATGAAAAGTCCGACACTATTAAAAATGGTATCGGCACTAAAAAGAAAAATAAAACCAATGATTCCTACAGCAGGGCCTACAGATGGTGTAACTGCTAGAGATGTTGAGACTGAATACGAAGAGGCTTTTAGAGGTTTGGCACCAAGAGGTAGTGTCAGTGACGTTCTTAAAAGAAGACAAGATCGATACAAACGTGGTTATGACGAGTACGGTAAAAAAATTAAACCTGGTTCTAAAATAACAAAGAACAAGAAAGGGTGAAAGCTCCTTTTGACTTTGTTATAAAACCAAAAGGAAACAGATATAATAACACTAAAAAAGTTGGTGATAAAAACTTAATATTAAACACAGAAATATTTAATCACGAGTTTGTAAATAGAGAAGCTGTAGTTATATCGACACCTGTCGCTTTTAAAACAGATATAAAACCAGGTGATACTATTATAGTACACCACAACGTTTTTAGACGTTGGCATAACGTTAAAAATATAGAAAAAAATAGCAGAAGCTTTTTTAACGAAAACACTTATCTAGTTAAGGAAGATCAAATATTTTTGTATAAAACAAAAAACAATTGGAAGCCAATGAAAGGTTATTGTTTTGTACAACCTATAAAAACAAAAGATAAGTATAACGTAGAACAAGAAGATCCATATAAAGGTATAATTAAATATACTGATGGTGAGTTTAAAGTTGATGAGCTTGTAGGTTTCACACCTTTTTCTAAATATGAATTTATAATAGATGGTGTAAAACTTTATAGAGTTATGAACCAATTTATTACAATTAAATATGAATATCAAGGAAACGAAGAAACTTATAATCCAAGCTGGGCACAAGGCAGTTGAAGAGCTGATTAACGTTGCTAAAGAAAAAATAATAACTAACACGGAAGATGATGTTAGTGCTGATAGATTAAAAAACGCTGCAGCTACAAAGAAGCTAGCTATATTTGATGCGTTTGAAATATTAAACAGAATACAAGAAGAAGAGAATATACTTGAAGGTAAAGAACCTCAAAAAAAAGAAAAAGTATTTAAAGGTTTTGCTGAAGGTAGATCAAGATGAGTTACAAACAAACACTAATTAAAATAATCGAACCTGTTAAGCGTACGACTATAACTCGTATGAATAAAGGTAAAAAATGGAAATATGGGTATAATAAAGAACATGATATTATCGTTATATCAAAAAATGGGACAATTGGTGAAATACTTGAAGTGCAAGGTTTACGCATTGCGTTACCAAAGCTGCCAACCAACTTGTACGTGCATGCCAAGCGAAAATGGCAAAGGATAGAATATCCAAAAGAATTATCTAAATTAAAAAATATATTTGACTGGCGTAGCTATCCTGAAGAAGCTAAAGACCAGTGGTATGATTATATAGACGAAGAGTTTAAACGTAGAGACGAAGGTTTTTGGTTTGATAATAAAGGTAAACCAACTTACATAACGGGTAGTCACTATATGTACTTGCAGTGGAGTAAAATAGATGTGGGTGCACCTGATTTTAGAGAAGCAAATAGAATATTTTATTTGTTTTGGGAAGCATGCAAAGCTGATACGAGGTGTTATGGTATGTGCTACTTAAAAAATAGAAGATCTGGTTTTTCTTTCATGTCATCAGCTGAAACGGTTAATTTAGCAACACTTGCAAGTGATAGTAGATATGGAATATTATCAAAAAGTGGAAGTGATGCTAAAAAAATGTTTACCGACAAAGTTGTACCAATATCTGTTAACTATCCGTTTTTCTTTAAACCGATACAAGATGGTATGGATAGACCTAAGTCTGAGCTTGCTTACCGTGTACCTGCGAGTAAGTTTACTCGTAAAAAAATTATTACAAACCAAAAGCAAGAAGATTTAGTTGGGCTTGATACAACTATAGACTGGAAAAACACAGGTGATAATAGTTATGACGGTGAAAAGCTAAACTTATTAGTGCACGATGAAAGCGGTAAATGGGAAAGACCAGATAATATATTAAACAACTGGCGTGTAACTAAAACATGTTTACGTTTAGGTAGTAAAGTAGTTGGTAAGTGTATGATGGGTAGTACTAGTAATTCGCTAGATAAAGGTGGTAATAACTTTAAAAAATTATACAATGACTCAGATGTTAATAGACGAAACCGTAATGGACAAACAAAGTCTGGGCTTTATTCTCTCTTTATCCCTATGGAGTGGAACTACGAAGGATTTATTGATGAATACGGACATCCAGTCTTTAATAGTCCAAGTGATGATGTTTTCGGACCAGACGGTGAACTAATAGATTATGGTATAATAGACTATTGGCAAAATGAAGTTGATGGTTTAAAAAACGATCAAGACGCTTTAAATGAATTTTATCGACAGTTTCCAAGAACTGAAGAACACGCGTTTAGAGATGAAGCAAAAAATAGTATATTTAACTTAGTTAAGATATACGAACAAATAGATTATAACGATGGTACAGGTAGCATAAATATTTCTACTGGTAACTTTCAATGGTTAAATGGAGTAAAAGATACAAATGTAATATTTTACCCAGATCCAAAAGGTAGATTTAAAATAAGCTGGATACCACAAGAACATTTACAAAATAAAATTATAATAAAAAATGCAATCAAATATCCTGGCAACGATCATATGGGCGCTTTTGGCTGCGACAGCTACGATATTAGCGGTACTGTAGACGGAAGAGGTTCTAACGGAGCTTTACATGGTTTAACAAAGTTTAGCATGGAAGACGCTCCACCAAATCATTTTTTCTTAGAATATATAGCTAGACCACAAACAGCTGATATATTTTTTGAAGACGTGTTAATGGCTTTAGTGTTTTACGGTATGCCATTACTAGCAGAAAATAATAAACCAAGATTATTATACTATTTACGAAGAAGAGGTTATAGAGGTTATAGTATGAATCGCCCTGATAAATCTTGGAATAAATTATCTACAGCAGAAAAAGAAATAGGTGGTATACCTAATTCAAGTGAAGATATAAAACAAGCTCACGCTGCTGCTATAGAAACATATATACAAAACCATGTTGGTCATATTAATGAAGGTAATTATGGTAATATATATTTTAACAAAACATTAAACGATTGGGCAAAGTTTGATATAAATAGAAGAACTAAATTTGATGCTTCTATAAGTAGCGGTTTAGCTATAATGGCATGTAATAGACATTTGTACGCACCAAACGTTAAAATAGAAAAATCAAAACTAAACATTAGTATTGCTAAGTATAACAATACTGGAAATATGTCAAAATTAATTAAGAGATAATATGAGTTATTATAAAAATTTTCCTAGCCAAGTTGTAAGCGATGCAGAAAAATCTACGTATGAGTATGGTTTGAAAGTTGCAAAAGCTATACAGAGAGAGTGGTTTAATGAAGGGCAAGGTTATCAAAATAGTAGATATCATCATAACTATAATAACTTTCACAAGTTAAGGTTATATGCTAGAGGTGAGCAGTCGGTTCAAAAATATAAAGACGAGTTATCTATAAACGGTGACTTAAGCTACTTAAATCTTGACTGGAAACCCGTACCTATAATATCTAAATTTGTAGACATAGTTGTAAATGGTATATCAGAAAGACAATATGCTGTAAAAGCTTATTCGCAAGATCCTTTTGGTGTTGAGAAAAGAACTAAGTATATGGAGTCTATATTAAATGATATTAATGCTAAAAGCTTTGATGCTATAGCTAAGCAAAAACTTAATATGGACTTGCGAGAAAACAAGCAAGATGATTTACCAGAAACACCCGAAGAACTTGACTTACACATGTCTCTTAATTACAAACAAGCCGTAGAAATAGCTGAAGAGCAAGCTATAAATGTTTTACTTGAAGGTAACAAATACGATTTAACTAGAAAAAGAGTATTGTATGATTTAACAGTTTTAGGTATTGCTGCTTGTAAAACAACATTCAATACTTCTGAAGGTGTAAAAGTTGAATATGTTGATCCAGCTAATATAGTTTATTCACATACAGAGTCACCTTACTTTGATGATATATATTATGTTGGTGAAGTAAAAACTATACCTATAAACGAATTTATAAAAGAGTTTCCTGGTATACCAGATAGTGAGCTTGAAGAGTTAACTAAAAGCTCTTATCAAATGAACTACAGGTATGGTAATCGTAGAAATAATGTAGAAGAAGATAATAATAAAATAGATATATTATACTTTAATTATAAAACTTATAATCATGAAGTTTATAAATTAAAAGAAACTGCAACTGGATTACAAAAAATAATAGAAAAAGACGATACGTTTAATCCACCTACAGGTGAAGATTTAGCTTTTGAAAGGTTAGGTAGAAAAATAGAGTGTTTATATGAAGGAGCTTTAATATTAGGTACTGATAAACTTATTAAGTGGCAAAAGGCTGATAACATGATGAGACCTAAAAGTGATTTTACAAAAGTAAAAATGAACTACTCAATAACAGCTCCACGTATGTATGAAGGTCGTATAGAGTCATTAGTTAGTAGAATTACTGGTTTTGCTGATATGATACAGCTTACGCATTTAAAGTTACAGCAAGTAATGTCACGTATGATACCTGACGGTATTTATTTAGATGCTGATGGTCTTGCTGAAATAGATTTAGGCAACGGAACAAATTATAACCCACAAGAAGCTTTAAATATGTTTTTTCAAACAGGTAGTATAATTGGTAGATCAATGACTTCTGAAGGTGATCCTAATCCTGGTAAAATACCTATACAAGAAATACAGTCAGGTGGTGGTGCTAAAATGAACGGTTTAATACAAACCTACAACTACTACTTGCAAATGATAAGAGATACGACAGGACTTAATGAAGCAAGAGATGGTAGCATGCCAGATCCTAAATCTTTAGTTGGTGTACAAAAATTAGCGGCAGCTAATAGCAACACAGCTACAAGACATATATTACAGTCAGGTGCTTTTATAACGCAAGAAATAGCAGAGCAACTATCACTTAGAATATCTGACGTTTTAGAATATTCACCAACAGCAAACGCTTTCGTACAAGCTATAGGTTCACATAATGTAGCTACTTTAAACGAAATGAAAAATTTACACTTGTATGATTTTGGTATATTTATAGAGTTACAACCAGATGAAGAAGAAAAACAATTACTTGAAAATAATATACAAACAGCATTATCTCAACAAACTATA